GGGCGACGCTGTCATGGGAGCTCGGCATGTTTACGACAAGCTCCCTGCGAACGCTTTGTACATCCGGACTCTCAACGGCGAGGTTAAACCTTTGCCCGACTTGGTTCCCACTCTGTTCAATCTCCGCAACGGAGACAGCTACAACAAGAGCGCTTGCGATGTTTTCTTCATGGTGTTGTCCACCTCCCAGTGGGCCAGCCTTGGAGTGCCCAAGCTGTCGTTGTCTTCTCTTTGCTTCGACTCCACTTGCTCTGTCGTTGCTTTCGGCGGAGAACCTGGTGCTATTCAAGCGTCGTCTGGAGTTCTTTCCGAGGATCCAGAACTTTCAGAGCATGGGTTAATTAACCACACCTGCTCCACGACGCACGGCTACTCAGGCACGCCTCTTTGGACGAAGCAGGCTGGCCTTTACAAGATATGTGGTATGCATATTGCAGGTCAACATACCACAACTGGCGAGGTTTCCACGAACTTGGCTGTTTCAGGCCCTGCTTTAAGGTCGCTGTTTGCCCTTGCCCACGAGCAACTGGGGCTCCGTTTCTCTGTGCCCGTTGAAGAATCATATGAGAATCAGAAGGGGAAGCAGAAGCCTTACGCAGCGGCCAGACTAGCAGAGATTGAGATGCAAGCGGCGGCAGATGTGTCGGCGGAATACGATGCTGAACAGATATATGGGGGTTTTGCTGAAGGAGACGATAAGGCAGCCGCCGCTGTTCCGCAGCGTGTCGCGGCTAGAATTAAAGAGTATGAGCGAGCGGTGCCTAAAAGGCCCAAGTGGGCAGATATGTACGATGACGAGAGCGGCTGCAGTGAGACTGTTCTCCGCTGCCGCTCAGTTGGACGGGTACGGCAAACGAGCTTGAAAGGGGCTGCTTTGGCGTCGGCGGACATTGCTGTCCGCAAGCTGCTGAACGACCTCATGGACGGTGACTGGGCTGTCCTTGAAGACTTTTATATGGCTTTTACTTATGAGGACTTGATCGCCCTGCCCTGCTTCGACGAGTATGTTACCGCTTGCCGTCAGGCCGATTTCCAGCAGTTCTCTGATGGTGATATTGACAACATGCGGTCAAATAGCAACATAGTAGACGCTTCCGGTGATGCGATGTTTTCACTGGCTGGCGAGTACCGTGAGGCTTTTCGCAAGCAACAGAGGAGTCCTAAGAAGGTTCCGCCCAAACTAGCACAGCGGCTGCTAGAGTCGTCGGATATTGACATCCGCGATTGGACCATGCCGCCAACTGGTAAGGGCGCTATTTTGGCTTCTCTCAAGTTTCAGTGCTCGTCGTTACGCTCGCCTAGCTGCGAGCTGACCCCTATCGACCACAGGAACATTGAGCGGTTGATGGCTCGGATGCCTAAGGCTGTTCCCCGCTGCGAAGCTGATGCGTTTGAGTCAGTTCTGCTCGGCTCCTGCGAGGACACCTCAGCTGGATGGACTTCCCGCATCTTCCCCGGGACTAAGCGGTCTATCATAGCAGATTCAGCACGGCGCAAGACTCTCATAAGGTTCGCATACCAGAGGCTTGTGCTACGTGTGGTTTCGCCAGATATCAGCGATATGTCACCGGTGGAGATTTGCGAGCGCTTCTTGGCTGACCCGCGCGAGCTGTTCCCCAAAGGCGAGCCTCATTCTCCAAGCAAATCAGAGAACAGCAATTGGAGACTCATTTGGATTTATTCTCTGCTAGACTCTATGGTGCAGATGCTGACGCACTACCATCATAATAAGACGGACATTACCAACTACCAGACGTCTTGTGATTCACCAGTCGGAGTCGGGCTCGGCCACGATGACAGCAGTACGGCG